GTAGCCAGGGAGATCAAAAACGCATTTACCGCCGACGCTGGTGCCAGTCAGCGTAGTCTCGCCGTTCGTACAGGTGATAGCCGATCCGGTGGCAACAGAGACCTCCAGCTGTGGAGCCACGCCGCCGCCCTTGGGCTTTTCCCATGTATATACGCCGGTCTGATCGTTGGCTGCCGTGCAGTAGAAGGTCTGCATGGTGTCTGTGTTCAGATACGACTGGCCGACCGAGCCCTTCGTGCTGGAGGTCGGATCGGTCTTGCCGGTGAGTGGCTTACTTCCGTCCAGCCCCTCGGAGAGCGTGTCGAGGTCGCCGGAAACGCCATCAAGGAAGGTGTCGAGCGATTCACCGTTATAGGTCAGATCGGCCGCGTCGCTGGCGCCGGACAGCTTCCACTGATACTTGCCGCTGCTGTCCTTGCCGCTGCAGACGTATTCCTTGCCCGTAGCGCTGTCATAGTAGTGCTGCCCTGCGGTACCCTCGGTCGTGTCTGTCGGCGCTCCTGAGCCTGTTGCAAGTGGATAACCGTAGTCCTTTCCGGCGACTGCCGCAGAGATATTCCCGTTCCCGTCGCCCAGCAGCAGACCCTTGACCATGATCTTGTCCTGCTTGGTCTTTACCGCCTCAGTGATGGCGGCGGACATATCGCTCTGTGTGACGCAGGCGCTGGTGTCGACCGTCACCGTCCATGTGCCGGTATTCGAGCAGGAGATCAGCGCGTAAAAGGTGTAGACGAAATCCGGCGATTCTGTCTTGCTGGGAATGGGAACGCCCTGTTCAAGCTGGAACAAGGCGATCATGGCGGACGCTCCTCCGTCCACGCTGGCAGATACGCGGAACTGATTCAGCGTATAGGCCGTATTCGGCGCAGCGATGCGGAGCTTCAGGCGAATGCCGGAAGATACCCTCTCGCCGCCCAGCAGGCTCGCGGTCTGCTTTTCGTTGACGAGGGCGGTCTGTGCCATCATTGCCGCCGCCGCGACGGTGCCCTGCCCCGCAGCTGCGCTGTCGAAGTTCAGGGCCTTTTCATTCACCCACTCATTGAGCAGGCTGTTGCCGGCGTTGGTGATGACGCCGTTCCATGTTGCCATAGTAAAACACCTCCGTGTCAGTATCGAATGGCGGCCGCGCTGTCGACCAGCTCGCAGCCGATACAGGCCGCGCCGAAATACTCTGTTGCCAGTCCTCCGGCGTCGTAGTATTCTACCTCGTCCAGCACCGAGCGCAGATTCTTGTAAAAGTCAACGCGGTCGATCACGCGCTGATGTCTGACGGGGTCGACATCCTCATAGGTGGCGTCGATCAGCAGCTTGAAGTGGTACGGCTTGCCGCCGTATTCCCACCATTCGCTGACCTGCGTATCGGGGTAGATGGCGGAGATCGCCAGCACGACCGCCGCCTTGGTGCCGAGCCTGCGGTGAACATTCCATGAGTCTTTCAGCGTCCGGCGCTTTTCCTCCAGGGTGTAGTTGGCGTCCCACCAGTCAACCTTGAAGTCGTTCGCCAGAATGTCCAGCAGCTCGTTCGGGAGCCGGTCGATCTGTGAGTAGATCGACACGCGCTCGATCTCGCCTACGCGGGCAGCCAGCACCTCGGCAACAGCAGAGGCAAGCGCTGCCATATTGTCGTCATTGGCAAGGACTGCCGGCAAGGAGGCCAGCAGGTTTTCCTTCGTGATGCCGTGCGCCTTATTCATCCTCGTAGCCCCCATTCGTGGCCGTGATGGTCCCGACCGACGCAACCTGCGGCGTCGTGTCGTCGGAGCCATCCCGCAGCGTGGTAAAGACCGGGCTGGTCAGCGCCACGCGCTTGATGCCGGTCTGCATGAGCTTTCCGATCAGCACGGAGGGGTTGATGTCGCGCCCCAGCTTCCCGCACTGCCACGCGACGAACTCAGCCACGGCCTTGTCGACCGCAGCCTTGATCTCTGTGGAGCTGAGGGAGCTGTCCTTCGGCACATAGTAGGTGAAGGTGATATTATAGCTCACCTTCTGCGGGTCCTTGACAGAGACCTTGTCCGTCAGCGGCCGCACCGTGTCATCGTTGCAGGCGGTGAGGACAGCATTCTTGATCTCCGTGGTAGCGATGGTGCCGTCGTCCATGAGGACATAGAGGTCCACCGCTCCGTCGCTGGGGCTGTTCGCCACCACGTCGGCGATCTTGGTGCTGACCTGCTTGGCAAAGTAGATATACCCGCCCTTGGCCCCGGCGCAGCTGTAAGCGTCCTGACTGGCGCGCATCAGCTCATAGAACTCGTCGTCAGTGGCCTGGTCTGCGCCGTCATCGCTGGCGGTGAGGTTTTCGCAGCGCTCACAGTAGTCGAACAGGTCAACGAAGGTGTTGATCTGTCCCACTGCGTAGCCGTTGCCGACCGCACCAACAGTCTGGCAGCGGATCTGCACATCGGCATAGGTCTCGCCGATGGACACATAGGCATCCGCGACCGTCTCCCATGTCAGCGTACCGCTGGCGTCAGTGACGCGCGTACCGGCAGGAATGAGGATCGCCGTGGTCTGTGCCTCGGAGATATGGAAGCGCTCGGTGCAGACCGCAGCCTGCGCCGCCGGGCGCTGCGTGACATAGAACAGCTCAGCCAGCGCGTCCAGGTTTTCCCCTTCCGCGCGGCTTGGGATATTCTGATTGCCTGTGTAATTGTTCAGCCCGCGCTCCTGGATCACCACGGCGGCCACGAACTGGATAAACAGCTTTTCGGGGCTGGCGGGCTTCACGCTGACGCCGGTGATTTTTTCGTAGATGGAGATCAGCAGCGATTCCACCGCTTCGGTGTCGGTAGAAACAAACTGATATCCCGTATTTCTCTCACTCATTGATGATGTTCACCTCCACGGTAGGGATCAGCCTGCCCGGGGCGTTTCTGTCGGCCGCAAAGGTCACATTCACCACCTCGGCGCGGGGCTCATATTCTTCCACTGCCTCTTTGACCTCGGAATACATCATAGGCATAGCTACCGGCAGAGGCTTATCCACGAACTTCTGAGGAAGACCGAAGCCGCGATACAACGGACAGGTCCCCTGCCGCGTGGAAAGGATAATGGCGATATTCTGCAAGACAGAGCGGACGGTGTCAGTCTCATTGAGCTGCACCGCGCCGATGTCAGATGCGGTCACCTTGTAGCTCATGGCAGCTTTACCTCCTCAGATACTCTTGCAGGCTGACGGACACGGTGGCGCTGGTGACGTTGCCGCGTCCGTCATAGGTTTTCATCTTCATCTTGTGATCAAGCACGGACCAGCGATATTTCCCGTAGCCCTTGTTGCCGATCACCAGCGGGACGGCGATGCCGCCGCGCTCATAGTTCCACAGCTTCACGACCTCGGCGATAGGATCAACGCCGAGGTAAGCGGAGAGAACGATGTCGAAGGTCATCTTGTCGGGGTCAAGGCCGGTGAACTCCGTAAGGGCGTGTGTGCCGTGCCGCTGATGGGTCGCGTACCGGGCAGACCCAGACCAGGTGACATTATTGATCGTTTCGATCGTGCGGTCAGACACCGTAAAAACGATGTCGCCCAGACAGCCGACCATTCCCATGCTCAAAAACCTCCTAACACAAAACCGTCCCCGTTGAATACCGGAAGGTATAGGCAGAGGACGCGGTCATTCACCTTCGGCATCCAGTAGGTCAGATGCGAGCCGGGCAGGTGGTCGTGGTCGGGGAATTCGCTGGCTGTGCCGCCGCCGGTGAAGGTGTCCGTGATCTCATGCGTGTGCTTTGCGTCCGGCTTTATGTAGAAATTCGCTCCGTAGTGCTGGAGCACATAGAGCCAGTCCGAAATGATGCCTGTGTCCTTAAACTTGACACGAGCCCTGCGCTTTGCGCTGTCGACGGCCGTTACCGTGCCGGTCTGAACGAGCCTCGAAAGGATATTCTGCAGTTCGTCCATCAATATCCCTCCAATGTCTTGCGCAGCTTGACCTGCGTGGTATAGCCGGACGAGCCGACCGAGTGCGCAGCCTGCTCCACAATGTATTTCCCGTCCCACGCACCCCAGCCGGTGAGCTTGGCTGTGACGCCGGCCACGATATCCGGATTGCCGGGCAGCGTAAAGGTCGCGGTCTTTGCGTACTTGTTGTGCAGCCGGAGATATTTTTCGGCCTTGGTCTTGGCCTCGGCCACGCTTGCCACCTTCGCGGTGATCTCCAGCTGCTGGTTGTTCTTGGCCTTGTCGTTGTAGTCCTCTACCTTGACGGTGGCCTCGATGCACTTTCCTGTGCCGGGGTCTGTGTAGCTGACGCGGCAGGAAGCGTACTGCGTTCCGGCCGTTCCCGCGTTCAGCTTGTGCTTGGTGTAGCTGCCGCTGCCGCGGACGATGGTCAGCACGGGGGATTTCTTCTCGTAATCCTCCTGGTCGAAAAGTACGATCAGGTTATTGGTGGCTTTCAAAGAGATGCCCGCCTCGTGGCACAGCTTGGAGAGAAAGGCGATGTCGCTCTGCTTGTACTGCTCCACGCGGCCATAGGACGGGTCGCTGTTGGCGAGGAACATACAGGTCATTCCGTTGGCAGCGGCCATCTCGTTTGCGATGCCGGAAAGCGTGTAGGCCTCCCATGCCTTGGATTTCTCCGTCTGACGGATCTGTGCGCTGTACGGAAGAGCCGTCGCCTTGATGGTGATGGTGTTCGGCGGGCCGGAGGCGTCAACGCTGTCCAGCTCAAACTGTCCGCAGTCCAGCACCTTATCCCTGCCGCCGCCCGTCCAGTTCTCCCGAACGAACACGGCGCTGATCTTGAAGCCGGCGCCGGAAGCAGAGGCAGGAGCGGCGGCAGAAGCATCGCCGCCCCCACCGCCGGATTCCTTGATGTACGATGCGCTGACATAGGCGGTTTTGCCGTTATAGCTGACCTTCGCCCAGCCGTTTTCGATGCCCTCGACCTGCAGCTCCGCGCCGCAGACCAGAGCACCGTATTTACCGTAGCTGGTGCTGGGGCCAGAGCGGACATTCAAGCCGCTTTTGGCGGTGACCTTGTAGGACTTTGCCGCACCATCAGTCTTGGCCTTGGAGGACGCGGACAGGCTCCCTGCGGAGGCTG